AGACGAGGCCACCACTGACGGACTTGAGCCCGACGCTTTCGACCTCGCATTCGAGGCCGCGGCCGGCGGATCTGACGATCCAGCGGACGCGCTTAATGCCAAGCCGGACGAGGGCGCCAAGCCTGCTGAAGGTGAGGAGAAACCTGTCGAAGGCGAAGGTAAGCCGGCCGAAGGAGCTAAGCCTGCTGAAGGCGAAGGTAAGCCGGCCGAAGGAGCTAAGCCTGCTGAAGGCGAGGGCAAGCCGGACGAAGGTGCAAAGCCAGCAGAGCCCACTCCGACGGAAGTAGCCGCAGCAGCCGCCAAGACTGCTAAAGAAGTCGCGGACCAAAAAGCAGCGGATGACGCGGCCGAGGCTGCCAGGAAAGAAACCGCCCGCCTTGCTGCTGAGCAGCGGGCCGCTCAGGAGCAACTCACGCCGGAAGAACAGGCGGCCATCGAGCTGGCTGACAAGGAACTGCCGGAGGCCGGCAAGGCCTATGCCGCTCGGGAACGAGTTCTGGTCGCCCGCCTCACCAATGCGTTTGAGGAGAAACTGGCGGCCATCGAAGCAAAGCTCACTGGGCAGATCGCCCCGGTAGCGCACACACTCGCCACCAACGCTTTTGAGTCCGCAGTCCTCAAAGCTCACCCCGACGCATTCGACGTGCTGGACAAGGTCGATGCGTGGAAAGCCACCAAGCCGGCGTTCATGCAGAAGCAGATCGATGATATTCTCGATCATGCTGTCGGCGGAGCGCAGGCGACTATCGACGTACTTACTCTTTTCAAAACCGAGACCGGTAGCGCACAATCTGCAGGTCCGACTGAGGAAGAGAAAGCAGCGGCCGCAGCCACGGCGGCCGATAAAACCAAGAAATTGCAGTCGCAGGAGGGTGTGCAGTCGCGCAGTACCCAGAAATCGGCCGCAGTGGACCCCGAAGATTTCGACGGGGCATACGAAAAGTTCGCCGCTACATCGGCGTAATTAACCCAGCCAGAGGAGGCAACTATGGCAAGCACGACTTATGGGGACATCTCCCCGGCGGTAGCAGCGAGTTCCGCGGTGGAAATGCAGAAGCGCGGACAGCCCCACCTGATCATCCAGCAGTTCGGCCAGTCCAAACCGCTCGGAAAGAATCAGACGGACACTCAGAAATTCCGCCGGTACGAGCGGCTGGCCGCGGCCACCGTCGCCCTGTCCGAGGGCGTTACGCCCACCGGCAGCTCTCCGACCACGACCGACTACACGGCCAAGTTGGCCCAGTACGGCGACTACTTGGAGCTGACTGATGTCATTCAGGACCTGCATACCGACCCGGTACTGCAGGAGTTCTCCGGAATGCTCGGTGAGCAAGCTGCCCTGACCGTCGAGACCGTCTGTTTCGGCGTCATCAAGGCCGGCACCACCCTGTACCGCGCCAACGGCTCGGCCAGGACCGACATCAACACCCCGCTTACCCGCGACCTGCAGCGCAAGGCCATCCGTGGTCTGAAGCGCCAGCTGGCCCGCCCGTTCTCTAAGAAGATCGCCAGCACTCCGAAATTCGGTGCTGAGTCGGTACGGCCGTCGTTCATCGGCCTGATCCATCCCGACTTGCAGCCGACCGTCGAGGACATGGAAGGCTTCAAGGATATGTCGGACTATGAGGGTCCGTACTACGAGGGTGAGTTCGGCGCCGTCGGTGACGTGCGATACTGCATGTCTACCATCTTCGAGTCCTGGGCAGACGGTGGTGGCGACTACGCCGGCTCCGGCACGGCGATGATCTCTACCACCGGCGTCAAAGCCGATGTGTACCCGGTCATCTACCTGTCCCCGGATGCCTTCGGTGTCGTGCCCCTCAAGGGCAAGAACGCCATCACCCCGACCGTGCTCAACCCCAACGTCGTACGCGGCGGCGACCCCCTGGGCCAGCGTGGCTCCGTGGGGTGGAAGACCTATTTCACGGCGGTCATCCTCAATCAGTCCTGGCTGGCCAGGGTTGAGTGTGCGGTACGCGAGCTGTAATTAATCTTGCGAGGGGCTGAGTCCCCTCGCAGTTCAAACTCTTGAATGGAGGACGACCATGAGTATTGTGAATCAGACCAGTGCAGTCGGGACCAAGACCATTGTGGCCGCGGCGGCGCTGAATATCCCTCTCGGCTGGCAGCCCCGATATATCCGGGCGTACAACGTCAACAACCTGGTGTCCTATGAGTATTTCTACGGCATGGACGCCGGCACTTCGCTGGACAACGGTAATCACGACTCCACGCAGAACTCGGTCAACGCCGCTGATAGTATTTCGCTGTTCGCCGGGCGTACTCCCGGGGCGGCTGTCTCCGGCACCGTAGCGGTAACCGCGGCCTCTGCCACTGTCGCCGGGACCAACACGAACTTCCTGGGCGAATTGGCAGTCGGTGGCACCGTTACCATCAACGGCGAGACCAGGACCATCGCCGCCATCGCGTCGAAGACCTCGCTGACCGTGGACAGTGCCATTGTCACTTCCGCATCTGGTGTGGAGCTGTTCGACCTGGAAGGCCAGGAAGCAGGGTTCACTCTGGGTACCGACATCTGCGACACCACTTCCGACGTGGTTCGCTGGCTGGCTATTCGCTAACCCTTATCCGGGCGGAGCAGAGGCTCCTGCCGAAAGGAGGAAAACATGAGAGTACGTGATTTGAAATGCAGGCATCTGCGAGTTGAGCAGATTCTTACCCACGCCGGTGGCACGCCGACGCTCGGTGACCTTGGGGTTACTGAGTCGGAAGTGCTCAATGGCGTAACGGCTGGGGACGTCACCGCGTCGAAAGCAGTTGTTGTCGATACCAATAAGGATATCGGCGATTTTCGTAACGTCGATGTAGTAAACCTCGACGCCGGAGCGTCCGGTACTGCAGGTACAGTGGATGTGTTCCCATCCGGTACGACCAAGGGCAAACTCACATTGGCAGCGGTGAGTAATGACGGGAATACCACCACGACCATCAGCAATGCTGCCATGGGGCAGGCCTCGGTAGTCAGTATCCCCGATCCGGGGGCATCTACTGCCAATTTCTTGCTGACCAGTGCGGCCAATGACCAGTCGCTGGTAACCGCGACCGCGGCCAAAATCAACGCTACGGATATCACTACTCCCGGCGTGGTCGAGGCAAGCAAGGCTGTCGTTGTCAGTGCAGATAAGGACGCTGGAGATTTTCGCAATCTTGATTGTGTGAATCTTGACGCCGGCGCGTCCGGGGCGGCCGGCTCCGTGGATGTCTTCCCGACGACAGCTACCAGCGGCAAGTTGGTTATTGCCTGCGCTGATCAAGATGCAGATACCGCCGTAACAGTGACCGCGCTTGGAATGGGGCAGGCGACTGCTGTCAACATCCCTGATCCTGGCGCAGCTACCGGATATGTTGTGCTTTCTTCGCAGGCCAATGACCAGTCCATCGTCACAGCTACCAATGCCCAGCTCAGTTCACTCCGGCGGAATCCTGGCACCATGGCCATGGCGTTCATTGATTTTAATACTGGTGCCGGCGAAGCCGGAATGGCTGTTACCATTAACGGAGTCGTGTATCAGGAAGCGGATGCCGAGGATTTCCCGAACGGCGTGTGGACTAACGGCGCCAGCCAGGCTGACTCCGCTACTTCCCTCATTGCAGCGATTAACGGCGACACTAGGGCGGCGGTACCGTTTACCGCGGTAGCTGATACCTCCGGTGACGGCGTTATGTTGTTCTGGGACTCTGTGGGAACAGCCGGCAACGTGACCATCTCCACGACTTCGGCGGGCAACTGCACGGTGCAGAACTCCACCGGCGGCGCGGCAGCGGCCATCAAGCAGACCTGCACCATTGTCCACACGGTCAATACGCAGGAGTTACTGTCCGGTGCGGTTGAGATCCCGGTGCCGTTCACGCCTACCCATGTGCAGCTCACTGCATATACTTCGGCAGGTGTGCCGATTGCGCTTACCAACCAGATGACGATTGGTACCGCTCCGGCGCGGATCATACTCACCACGGCTGGCGTGACAGCCCTCGCCAATACCGATGTGGTGCATCTGACCGTAACTGAGTAACACGCTGCACGTTTCGACCATAGGGGAGGGGCGATCCCCCTCCCTTTTATCGAGCCGAGCAACTCAACAGGGAGAGAAAAATGTACATGAAGCGCATGTTGGAAATTGGATCCGCTACGAATGGCTTCGTCATTGAGTGCCGGGTGCCGATCAAGCCCAAGGACAAGAAGAAAGGCGAGTCCATCTGCTGCGAATACCCAGGCTCCAGCGAGAAGCAGTACATCGCCAAGGACCTCGACGAGGTCGCTGCGCTGGTGGGCAAGCTCATGCCGCTGCTCGACGACAAGTTCACATCCGAAGAAGAGTTCGACGCTGCCTTTGAAAAGGCAGCTGAATAATAACCTGCAGGGGGAGACTGTACACCATGGCAAAGAAAATTGTAGGGCAAGTAAACGAAGAGTTCGACATTCTCGGGTTGAACGAGCCTGTGCCGCCGACCGATGACGAGGACGAAGCTCAGTCGGACGTAGCCGTCGCGGTTGAAGAGATCGACCCGGAGGACGACCGGGCGAACTGGCCGACCATCATGATCAACACCGAGGAAGGCAAGCCGAACTACGAGACGGTGATCGTCCACGGCACCAAGAAGAATGGGACTCCGTTTGGCCATGACCTGCAGATCATGCGCGGTGTGCCGGTCAAGGTGCCGCCTTCGGTCGTTTACGACTTGCAGGACGCCGTGGCTACGCATGTGATCGCCACCAAGGACCGGGACGGGAAGCAGATACTCGTGCGCCAGGACCGCCCGGGAGTGTCATGGAACCTCATTGACAAAGGGAAATACGTCAAATGACCAGAGCGGAGATGCTCGCAGAGCTTCGTGACGTTCTTAACGCCTACGGGTCTACGTTCGCCGCCTGGTCGGATACTCGGTTGCTTGGGTATCTCGCTGAGGGTCAAGACAAGTTCTGCGAGGAGACTGGGTTCTTCATCGACAAGACTAACTACTCAGTCATTCTCGAAACCGGCACCCGCATCTACACTATTCCGGATCGGATTATCCAGATCCTCGAAGTCTGGGACGGAACCCGCAAGCTGGAGAAGTTGCTGACCGGCGAAGTATTCGACGGAACCATCGCCGCCGGTGATCCGGCAAAATGGACCACTGATCAGGAAACCGCTGACATTGAGTTTGACCGGGCTCCCACTTCCGATGAGGATGGAGACACCTTCACTCTTCGTGTCTGGCGGTACAGTCGCTACGCCTTGGATGTTGCTGGTAAGGAGCCTGAAATTCCCAGTCGCTTTCACCGGGCATGTATTGAGTGGGCCGCCTACAAGGCGCTCAACCATCACGATGCAGAAACACAGGACCCGGTCAAAGCCAAAGATCACAAGGACGCTTTCTACGATGAGTATGTGGCGGATGGCGTTGCGTTCTTCCGGCGCTACCACAACATCGAAACCAGGGTCGGCTGTGACCCGGCGTATCAGACATGATTCATGACCGCGGTGTGACATCGCTTCATCCCTGGGGTAAGGGGATGTGCAACCGGACGCCGGCGAATACTTTACCCGAGGAGACGGTTGCCAACGCGGTGAACGTGGACTTTGGGCTCGGTAACCGCATCGCCGCTCGCAAGGGCATGACCAAGGTTTATTCCGCGGTAGGCGCCAAGGACAGTTTCAGTTGCCCAGCTGGAGTATTTTTCATTGAAGGTCCTGACCTCAAGGTGTTCAACACGGACAACAGCGCCACGACGCTCTACACCGGAGTCACCGGGACGGAGTTCGCATTCGACTATCTGCTGGGAACTGTCTATTTCAGTGACGGCACAGTCAGTCTAAAGATCGTGGACGGAGCCGCGCTGCCCTGGGGGTTGCCTCGCCCGGGGGCGCCGGTTGTCTACAGCACTGCCGGGGCGTATGATGAGGGGACATACCTGGCCGCAGTATGCTGGGTAGACGTCGATGGGGTGGAGTCCGGAGCATCTGCGATTGTTTCTGCTGACTTGCCGGCCGATACCGGAGTGATTTTTGCTAACTTGCCACAGCCCACTACCGGCAATCCGACCTACCTGCGGCTGTACCTGAGCATGCCCAACGGCGACGCGCTGTACCATGTTGCCGATGTCGCCCCGGGAACGGAGAATTACACCATTACCTCTGGTCGATACGACGATGGCCATGTATGCGAAAGTCTGTTCGTGTCTCCGGCGCCAGGGTTCAGGATCATCCGGCACTACGGCGGACGTATCTACGGCGCGGATGCAGATGGCTATGTGTTTCATACCGAGCCGTTCCAATACGACCGATTCCGCCTGAGTTCCAACTTCCTCATGTTCCCTGATCCGGTGGACATCATGGAGCCGGTGAAGAGCGGAATATTTTTTGCGTATGGTGATGTAACTGATTTCTACGCCGGAGATGTCGAGGACGGATTCGACATTCGAGAAGCAGCGACATACGGCGGAGTATACGGCACCGGCAAAGTCATGACCAAGACTGCGGAAGGAATAACCAAGGTCTGCTGGCAGTCGCAGAAAGGTACCGTGATTGGAACCGCAGACGGGCAGGTGCGTAATATCGTCGAGGACCTCATCGCCCCGGGGACCAGTGAGTCTGGTGCAGCGATTGTCCGGGAGCAGGACGGCATCCGCCAGTTCATTGTCAAGTTGAACGACCCAACAACTTCGCGCTTCGCCGCGCGAAGTTTCATCGAAGCTGAAATCGTCCGGAAAGGAGCGTAGCCATGATCATCCAGCCGTACAAGATAGGGTTTGAGTACCTGTTCCAGGCCTTTGACAAGGCCGGGAAGTTGAAATGGGAAGAGCGGTTGCGCAACCTGATTCCGACCGCCGGCCTGAACTACATTGTCAGCGCCGCAATGGCGGGCGGTAGTCAGTATTCAACATGGTACCTCGGGCTGTCTGAGACAGCCTACGCCCCGGTCGCCGGGGAAACCATGACCACGATCATGACCAACGCGCCGGAATGTACTGCCTACGCAGGCGGGGCGCGGAAGACCTTGTCTGCCGGAGCCGTCGCCGCCGGCCTGTATTCCAATACCGCCTCCCCAGCTGAGTTTGTTTTTTCCGGGTCTGCCACGATCCGAGTGGGGTTCATGTCCACCGTGGCCACGCATAGCAGCACTTCCGGACTACTGATCTCGGCAGTGCAGTTCCCATCGCCTAAAGTCATGGCCACTGGTGAGACTCTGAAGGTCACCGCCGGTGTCCAATTAACCGCTGCATAGGAGCACGTCATGAGCATAGCAGACGCCACTGAAACATTGTTGCTGAACTGGTTGTTCAATCAGGGGAGCCCGACCAGGCCGACTACGTACTACCTGGCTATCCACGACTCTGCGCCGAATGATGCTGGTGTCGGCGGAGAGCAGGATGCTACGTCTGACACCGCCTACGACCGGACGGCAATCACGTTCGGATCCGCGGCGGCCGATGGAGTCATCTCCAACACTGCTGCGCTGACCCATACACCAGCGGTTGCCGCCGCCGACTTCACGGTTACCTATGTTTCAATCTGGGACGATACTCTCACCAACGGTGGAAACTGTCTGTTCACTGCTGCACTGGCGGTGCCCCGGACAATCAACAACGGCAGCCCGCTCTCATTCGCCATCGGCGATATTAACGTCTCCCTGGATTAAGGAGGTTTCATCATGTCGTTCAAAAGTAGCACAGGTACTCGTGACGCCCTCCTGGCCGCGCTCAAGGTAGAGCTGGATGGTGGGCTGATTAAGATTTACGACGACGGCGCCGCAGAGCCTTCAAGCGCCAACGACGCCGTCCCTGGTGGGTCCACTCTGCTGGTCACCATCTCCAACAACTCTACCGGGACCGGGATCACTTTCGCCGCGCCGTCGAGTGGAATTATGCAGAAGACCGCATCCGAGACATGGTCAGGGGTCAATGCGTCCTCTGGTACCGCGGCTTGGTATCGGTTCATTGCTATCGGCGACACCGGGGCGCTGTCCACAACTGAGTGTCGAGTTCAGGGATCTGTCGGCATTCTCAACGCCGACTTGCTACTGGCCAGCACTTCGCTGACTGCCACCGAGGAACAGCGGGTTGACTACTACGCCATTGGCATGCCGAGCGCGTAATGGCTTCGTGTTTCTGGAATAATCATACCCTGCAAGAAGAAGGGACGTGTATATTTGAGGCGGATCCTTTCTCGATAGGGATAGTATATGGCGTAGGTATCGGTGACTACATAGACCAATTTACTTTTGATACTGAGGCGATAGCACTACTCGCCCAGACAGTCCCAAACCCAAGGACGTTGCCTTCTGCTATGTTGAGCCAGGCGTCAAGAGGTTCAGCGTGTTTTACAGCGTGACATTATGAACGACGTATCTCAGGTACTTTCAGAGTTCGACCGCAGGTTCTTCGCCATCCCCTTCGGCAACTCCGACTTTCAGAACCGCAAGTTCGTAATGGAAGCGCAGTACACCCCGGAACGGGCGTACCGCGCCCTGGGCCTGCGGCTTGCTGACCGCCTGAATGCCCTGAACGAGGCGCGGTTCAACTTGCAGCGCAGAGAAGTAGACATCGAGGAGTTGCAGGAGAAGCTCGCCGGTGAGCTGCCGAAGTTCGACCGTCGCCGGCTGGAGATCGATCTTGCCGAGAAACAGTCTACGGCCAACTACATTACCAAGATGGTGAACGACGCCCTGGCCGAGGTGGCAACTTTGTGGGGCGAGATCCAGAAGTTTCCGGAATTCACCAGGGAGCAGTTCGAGGCAGCGGAGCAGCAACATTTCGAGATCCGGCTCAAGCGCCAGGTGCAAGGCGTCACCGGCGCCATCGATTCTCTTGACCTGATCACCAAGAACAACGGTGAGTTCTCAAAGATGCTGGAGCACGTCAAAACGCAGATGATCGTGGAGAAGTGATATGCCATTCTGCTTTTGGAACAATCATGTATTGCAGGAAGAGAGCACGTGCTACTATACCTTGGTTGTGACCGGCAGGGGTTTTGCCATGGGAGGGTATGCGACCTCCGCAGTGTCAAGCGAAATAGATGGGCTTGAGTTTGCTTCCGATGCGGCCGTCAATCCAGCTGCAGTTTTAGCTGTTGCACGTACAAGTACTGCAGGGGTAAACTCCGACATCCGGGGTTACGCCATGGGAGGGGGCGGCCCAACAAAAGAGATCGATGGGATTGAGTTCGCAACGGAGTTAGCGATAAACACAGCT